TCTCTCTAAACACAGATGAGTTCATTGAGGAATACAAAGGCAAGCCCCCAGTCATTAGCTATGCAGACCGAGAGGCTGTGCTTTTAGCTTGTCGCTTTGTCGACCGAGTGGTGCCCAACACAGGTGGGACGAACAGCAAGCCAAGCATTGAGGAAGTCTGGCCGGACATCATTGCCATTGGGACAGACTGGGCTCGGCGCGACTACTACAAACAAATGAGCTTTGACCAGGATTGGCTGGACGAGAGGGGCATTGCCTTGATCTACATTCCATACACACAAGGCATAAGCTCAACAGCCATAAAAGAGCGGATGATGTTTAGGCGTTAGACTAGACAAAGACTTATCAAAGGATTTCAATGGCAATCACAAATGGTTACGCTACCCTGGCTCAGGTCAAAGCAGCACTAAGAATTACAGACACAGTAGATGACAGCCTTTTAGAAATGGCTATTGAGTCAGGCTCACGAGCTATTGACGGATACACAAACCGCAACTTCTACGCCAACGGCACCGCAGTAAGGGTCTTCACACCTAGCGACAGCTTTGTCACAGAGATTGACGATTTGGTCACTCTGACAACTCTGAGGACGATGACTGATGATGACAGCGCCTTTGACACGACTTGGACATCAACCGACTACCAGCTCGAGCCACTGAACGGCAGAGCTGACGGACTGACCTCACCTTACACAAGCATCCGAGCCGTTGGCGATTACCTATTTAGCCAGTTTGAGCAAGAGGCAACTGTGCAGGTCACAGGAGTTTGGGGTTGGGCAGCAGTGCCAATCTCAGTCACACAGGCAACTGTCATTCAGGCGTCAAGAATTTATAAGCGTTTGGACTCACCCTTGGGCGTAGCCGGAATTTCTGACATCGGGATAATGAGAGTGAGCAACAGACTTGACCCTGATGTGGCTCAGCTGGTTGACCCACTACGCAGAATCAGGTTTGCATAGTGGCAAGCATTACCGACCTACGAACAGCCATTGCAACCAACCTTGGCACAATCTCTGGCCTACGCACTAGCCCTGAGATGCCGGACAACCCTAACCCACCGATTGCTTTAGTCAGGCCTGTCACTGTTGAATACAACCAGGCGATGGCCAAGGGCCTTACAAAATACAACTTCACAGTCGTTGTCATTGTTGGCAGGGCTGACGAAAGAACTGCTCAGCGATCGCTTGACGCTTACTGCTCATCCACAGGGGCCTCAAGTATAAAGAACGCAGTAGAATCAGATAAGACACTTGGTGGCAATGCCTACGACTGCCGAGTGACTGAAATGAGAAATTACACCCCCATCCAGCTAAACGAAGGCACATACTTAGCAGCGGAGTTCGCTGTTGATGTGTTTGCCGACTAGGAGAAAAACAGACAATGGCAAAGTTCATCGCTACCGACTACAAGGTCACAATCAACGGCACAAACTTTAGTTCCTCACTTGCATCGGTTGAATTGCCGATTGAAGTAGAAACTCAGGACACAACCGCTTTTGGTGCAACCTTCCGCACAGCAATCGCAGGATTGCAGACCGGCTCAATCACACTAGAGTTTCACCAGGACTTTGCTGGCGGAGCTATTGACAGCGTTCTTTACCCACTACTGGGAACCAACGCAACTGTGACTGTAAGCCCAACCTCAGCAACAGTGTCAGCTACCAACCCGAGCTTCACTGGAACCTATCTTGTGACCCAGTACTCCCCATTCAATTCAACCATTGGTGACCTCGCTACCCTGAGCGTGACCTGGCCATTGAACGGCGCATTGACAAGGGCAACAGCCTAAGACCATGCAGATCCCATTCATAGTTGAGTTTGTGGATGGCAATACGGAAAAGGTTGTCACTGGCACCCCAGACTTTATTGCCTTTGAGGAGAGATACAACTTGGCCATAACGACTATCCAGTCGGACCCTCGCCTAACCTACCTAAGCTTTATCGTCTGGAACTCGCTTCGCAGAACTAAAAAGACCGACAAGTCTTTTGAGGATTTTGTTGAAACGCTGAGCTCCATCTCAGGCGATGATGTGGACCCAAAAGTCTAAAGATCAAGGGGCTGGGAGCAACAAGCCAGCACTTCCTTATCGCTTACTTGGCCTGTGAAACAGGGATTGCACCCTCGGCTCTACTACAAGAGTCCGAGCGTATGCTCTTTACGATGCAGATGTATCTAAAGGGCAAAGCAGAACAGATGAGGCAATAATGATTAAGAGTATGTCAGTCGAGGTTTACGGCATTAGGGAAACCCTTGCCGAGATTCGCGATGTAGACAAAGACCTATTCTTTGAGATTAGAGCCTTTATGAAGCGTGGGGGTGACACCCTTGGTCGCAGGATTCAGGGCAACATCCCTTTGCTTGCACCGACTCGAGGCTTTAGGCATTCGGGTAGAACCTCGTGGAAACCTGCCACAACTAAAACAGTTGTAAGTGGTCGTAATGCTAGAGCTGGTATGGATGGCGCAACTCCCCTTCTCCAGGTGATTGTGAATGGAACTGCCGTAAGCATTGCCGACATGGCAGGACGAGGCGGAGGCAAGACTCGGCTCCAGACCACTAGGACCTATGAGTGGAAAGGCACTACCCGTAGGCACACTGTTACAACTCAGGGCCAAGCAATGATCAAGGCCCTGGGGATGGCTCCGTCACGCTACATCTACCCAGAGGCCGAGGCCAGCGTTCCATTCATTCAGGGCTATGTCTTGCAAGGCGTTGAGGCATACACTAACAAGCTCAATAGAAACATCGAAGTGATTGGGAACAGCTAATGGCCGGTATAAAAATCAACATCCTGAGCAACTTCAATGCTCAGGGATTCACCAAGCTACAAAGGGAACTCAAGCGACTTGACACACCTATTGAAAAGCTTGGAGCTGTCACTAGATCTCTAGCCCCTGCTGCACAGATTGGGCTTGTGGCTTTGACAGCTCTTGGGGTTGCTGCCGTTAGAGCTGCCGAGGACGCTCAGGTTGCTGACCGCAGACTTGCCAGCGTTGCAGAATCTATGAACCTTTTTGGCACTCAGACCGGAGCAGTCACAAAGCGACTACGAGAATTTGCTGACGCAACAATGAAGCAAACTGCCATTGACGATGAGGTCATCAAGGCAACACAGGCCAAACTTCTTACCTTCAAGAACCTAGCTGCAACTGCCGATGTCATGGGTGGAGCTATGGACCGAGCTACCCTAGCTGCTATTGACTTGGCAGCAGCAGGATTCGGCTCGGCAGAAACTAACGCCACTCAGCTTGGTAAAGCTTTGCAAGACCCTATCAAGGGAATCACTGCCCTAGCTCGAGCTGGTGTGACATTTACTCAGCAAGAGAAGGACAAGATAAAGGCCCTGGTTGAGTCAGGCAAAATGCTTGAAGCTCAGGACATGATTCTAAAAGCTATTGAAACTCAGGTTGGTGGAACTGCTGCTGCAACTGCAACAGGCTCAGCAAAGATGGCTGTGGCTTTTGGCGAGATGCAGGAATCTCTAGGCAACGCTTTGTTGCCGATTTTGGAAACGCTTGTGCCACTGATCACTGGACTCTTTGACTTTATCGCCAAGAACTCGGTGGTTGTTTCCGTCCTTGCTGGAATCTTTGGAGCTCTGGCTGTTGCCATTCTTGCTGTGAACTTTGCCCTGAACGCTAACCCGATTGTCAAGGTCATCACACTAATTGCAGCTTTAGCCGCTGGAGCTGTTGTCTTGATTAACTACCTAGTCGGCTTGTCTGGTGGCTGGGGCAAGTTGTTTGAGGCTATGCAGAAGGGCTTGGCTGAAGTAGGCAAGTTCTTTGGAGCTGTCTTTGATGGCATTAGCAACTTGGTTGTTGGAGTTATCAACGGACTGGCAACTAGGTTTGAGAACTTTATCAACACAATTATCAGTGGGCTCAACGGAATCATTAGCCTTGCTAACTCAGCTCTTTCAATCGTCTCTGGAGTGACTGGCGGAGCCGTAAACATTCAGGTGCCAAAGGTGCCGACTGTATCAATACCAAAGGTGCCAGTAAAGACTCCAGCAAAGATACCTGCCAAGATTCCAAAGCTGGCTCTTGGCGGAATCGTTATGCCTCGCCCAGGCGGAGTGCTTGCCAACCTTGCTGAGGCAGGACAGCCTGAAGCAGTCATTCCACTAAACAAGATGGGCCAATACACAAACAACAAGCCACAGAATGTTTACAACATAAATGTCAACGGCGGTGTTGGCTCTGGAGCCACAATCGGCAGGTCAATCGTTGAGGCCATTAAGGCTTATGAGCGATCTTCCGGTGCTGTCTTTGTGGGAGCGTAATGCCAGCCCCCTCAGTCAAAGTTGAACTAGGTCTAAACCTTGGCCAGTCTGACCCTTTTGCTTTTACTCTCAATGACGCTGTTGAAGGCGTCTTAGACAACACCAGCTTTACTCTGGGTGGCGAGAGATTTTTTGACATCAGCGACAGGCTTATAGCCACAAGCGTGGCACGAGGCAAGAACCAGGCACTTGACCGCATTGACGCTGGAACCTCAACTATTACAGTTGACAACTCGGACCGGCACTTTGACCCCTTGTATCCCAACGGCCCTTACTTTGGCCAGCTCATTCCTCGCCGAACTGTGAGGATTAGCTGCAACGACTTGCCAGTTTTCCTTGGCTCAATCGATGACTTTGACATTGCCTATGCACCTAGCAACCGATCGCAGGTAAGCATCTCGGTCTCGGACGCCTTCTCGGTGCTGACCAACTCAGGGCTTGAGGAGTTTACTCCTACTGCTCAGCTCTCAGGTGCTCGAGTCAACGCCATTCTAGACAGGCCAGAAGTCGACTGGCCCACCGCAAACAGAGAGATTGACACAGGAAACTCAACCATGCTTGGGGCCCTGATTGACGAGGGAACCTCGGTGCTGGAATACTTACAGCTTGTCAGCAACTCAGAGTTTGGCAACTTGTTTATTGGCAAGGACGGCAAGGTCGTTTTCCGCGAGCGAAACTCCGTGCCTAACACACCGAACCTGGTTTTTAGCGATGAGATTGTTGGCGGAGTTTACACAGGCATTCAGTTTGCGAGCGTCAACAATGTCTTTGGCTCAGAAAACCTTTACAACCGAATTCTTATTAGCAACGCTGCCAGCCCTGCACTTGAGGCCACAGCTTCAGATGCCGACTCACAAACAATCTACGGACCGCGAAGCTACTCTCAAAGCAACCTGCTAGTTGCTGATCAGTCTGAGTTGCAGTTCTTGGCAGACTTCTTGCTTGCCCGATTCAAGGAGCCACAGTATCGCTTTGAGGCCGTCACAGTGGTTATGGACACCTTGACACTAGCTAACCAAAACGCAGTCTTGGACCTTGAGATTGGGGACATCGTCCTTGTTAGGTTTGAGCCTTCAGACATTCCGCCAGCCATTGAGCAGTATGTCAGAATCATTGGAATTAGCCATGACTGGTCATCATCCAGCAAGAACATAACCTTTGCCCTAGAGCGGCTTGACTTTGCCATCTTTATCCTAGACAACCCTGTCTTGGGCGAGCTGGACAATGACCGCTTGGCCTACGAGTAGTAAACTAAAACGAGAACATAAGGAACCCAATGCCAAGAAAAACCTTTACCGCAGGAGAAGTTCTTGCGGCTGCTGATGTCAATCTGTATCTTTCAAATGAACAGAATCTCACTGCCTCAACAGCTACCTCTTACACAGTGCTTACCACTGACCGCTACAAGATTCTAGAGTTTGATGGTGGGTCAGCTACTACTGTGACATTCTCAACCGCCACAGCTTTTATCGCTGGCGAGCGTGTTGACATCCTTCAGGATGGCGCTGGCACTGTCACGATCACTAGGGACGGCACAGCCGTTAGCCTTGCAGGTCGAGGAACCGCTGGCACCGCTTACCGCATTGG